ACTCTCTTTTTACCACAGGGTACATCGTGGTGCGCCCTGCATTTCATGTGCTGGATGTGATCCAGGGCGAGAACGAAGAAAGGCCACCCAGAGCTGTGGCAATCCTGCCATACGATACTGATGATCTTGGCTGGCGTTCGCTGCCAGGGATGGTGCCGTTATGAATCAGGCAGAGCAGCTGGATCTGCTGCTGGGCAAAATCGTTGCTGCCCGTGGTTTGACACCCACATCAGATGGGCGCCTGGCATACACCACAGCAACCGCAGAGTACGATATTCAGGCCACCGTGCCAGGCAGCCTGATGGTGCATTACTTCAGTGCGCAAAAGCCCGAAGTGCGGCTGTGGCCTGCGGATCAAGAGCTCGATTCGGATCGCCTGGTCGGCACCACCTGCATCGGTGTGAAATCCGGGCTGGACATCGTTTGGCATTTCTACGAACCGCCGGTAGTGGCCGGCTGTCCGATCGCTGCACCGATCAGCCCCGTGGTTGGGCCTGTGCTGCCACCGGATCTGCCGGGGCGCAGCATCACCATCGGCAATGTGGAGCCTGATGGTGGCACCAGTTCCGGGCCTGGCGCTGGTGGCGCTGATGCTTTTGGTGGATCAGGGGAGGTGTGAGCATGAGGACGATAGCATTTCGGCGCTGCAATCTGAAATATGCCGGCTGGCTGCACGATGAGAACAGCGCTGCTGTTGTGGTCGATCTGCAGAGCTACGATGTTTTCAGCTGCACCCTGGAGCTGATCACAGGCAGTATGTCTGGCACCGATATTCATGTGCAGTGGGCCAACGGCATTCACGGGCCCTGGACAGATTTCGACACCCACCAGCATTTCGACAACACGAAACGGGCGACCGTACTTATGGGCCAGGTGGGGCCATTGGTTAGGCTGTCCGTTGAAACTGCATCAGCATCAGATGCGCTGGCAGACATCGTGTTTAGCATGCGCAGCAGCCAGCTGACACCAGCAGCAGGCGCAGCAACTGTGTGAGCAGCGGCAGCGCTGTGGTGTAGACTGAGGCACAGACAAGAGGAGCAGACCGATGGCGACAGAGTATTTGATTGAGGGTGTGGATTCATTTGCCAGCACCAGCTGGCTGCTGGCGAACGGCACAGCTGCCAGCCCAACGGCAGGATTCAAAGACCAGGCTGAGCTGGTGGTGCCTGGAGGTGGCACCAGCATCGTCAACAGCGTTGACTGGTCTGCCCTGACCACTGGCATCACATATCTGAAGATCGCTGAGCGCTTCAGTGGCAACATCGGGACAGCTAGTGCGCCGCTGAAGGTCGATGCAGATTACACTGCGACTCAATACACCAGCGCTGCGACCAGCAGCAGCCGGATCGAAAACTATGGTGCAGGCACCCTGTATTTGCAGGGTGGCGCCAGCGGGGTGATCAGCAACCTGTTTCAGTATGGGGTTGGGCGCACAGTGCTGCAGGGCAGCACAACGGCGACCTACGGCACCATCACCAATGGCCTGCTCAACATCGAAAATGCTGCGACACTAACCAACGGATACCTGCTTGGTGGCAGTGCGAGCATCGGCACAAACACCAGCAGCGCCGGCACCCTGCTGGCGATCACAGCCGGCAGCCATCAGTGCGCCAGACCCTACACCACAATCAACCTGTATGGTGGCACCCTGATCCTCAACTGCAAGCAGGCAGGTGCTGCCAGCAGCGTGAACATCTATGGTGGCACCCTGGTGCTGCTGGCACATGGAAACACAGCGATCACAGCAATCACGCAATATGCTGGCATGCTGGATGTGTCGCAGCTGCGGGTTGACACTACGATCACCACCCTCACCAGGTTCAGGGGTGCGATGGTGAGCGAGCGCCCGAAAGGCGCAGCGTTGACGATCACCAACGATGTGCGACAGGATCCGACCATCACGGCAATCTGATGGCACAGCTGCTCAGTCATGGCGGACAGCTGCGAGCGATCGCAGGCAGACTGCTGGACGCAGAGCAGGCAGACTGCTGCTGCGCCGGTGATGAGCTGGCCAGGCTGTATGTGGAATGTTGTGATGGCATCCCGATGCTATGGGTGGCTGATCGGGCCTTTGCTGGACAGCCTGCCTGTCAGGTGATCCAGTTCGGATTCGATGATCGTGGGCAGCCTGTGTGCTACCGGCGAACGGATGAGCGTGAGCGCATCGCAGCGCTCGATTCACAGGGCACACCCTACATCACAAGCTTTGCACCAGGCCAGGGCTGTCTGGCAGCTGAAAACTGCATTCAGGGCCAGCTCGATTTGGAATGTCGAGACTGTCCGGAGCAGTGCTGCATCAAGGCATACCCCCCGGTTTGCAGGCCAGGCATCGATCCGCAGCGGTGCTGCATTTTGGGCAGTGCGATATCAGTGCGGAAGACCCTCAGCTGGACAGAGCGCCGATGGGGCGCCTTTCTGACCTTCGGTGTGGAAAATCAATACGGGCGTTTCGTAATCGGGCAGTGGGTGGATCCGATTTATGAAGAAACCTGGTATAGCATCGAAACTGGCGTGATGGTGCAGCGATCCAGAACCGGCGAGTATTGCAGCAGCTATAGGCCCAGTGGCCGATATGAGTTTCGGCAGGTGCGCCGGCAGTGGGTGCAGGACGGATACACCATTAGCAACCTGGATGCAGATGGCCAGGTGACACTGGCCAGCCAGATCATCCCGATTAATGGCCGATATGAGGTGACGGATCCCGGGCCATTCGTGAATGAGGATCACACCATCACGGACATTTACGATGCGGTTCTGAGTGTCAGAATAGAGGTCAGCCCTGGTGTGTACGAACAGAATGCCTGCAGGGCAGTGCGAAACTACAGGCTATGTTTCGGTGGGCCACCATGCCCAGCACCAGGGAACCCGATCTTCGAATCCGGCGGTTCATCGGTGCTGGGGTTCTTCGGATGTCAGCAGGGCCAGCAGCGGTACCTGAATGAAAAGCAGATTTTGACCAGCCCGAACGATTACCCTGCAGGCTATGTGAACCCGCACAGCAGTGGCGAAAACATCATCAGAGAAAGCCGGGAGTTGTCGAGCAGTTATCTGATCGACATTCTGGATCGTACCGGCTGCGAAATCACAGACTGCCCAGACATACCACCACCACCACCAGCTCCGCAGCCTGGTGGCAGGCCAGGGCCTTCGATAGGTGGGCGATCTTCCGGCTGCGCTGGATGCCGACAGGGGCCTGGTCTATGAACGCCGCACAGCTGCTGCAGATTGGTTTGCATCGAGCGCTGAGCCTGGCAATGTTCCACCAGCTAGAACAGCGCTGGCTTTGGGCTGCAGTCAAAGGTGGCTGGCGATATCTGAGCGCCTTTGCTGCAGGCCAGCAGGCAGGCGCTGAGGCTGTGCAGGGGCGTCTGCTGATCTGCCAGGCCTGCGACGCCATCGACACCGTAGAAACCGGCAGGACTGATCTAATGGCATCCTACTGCGGCAAGGGTGTGACGATCGGAAGCAAGGCCACATGCGGCTGCCTGATCGCTGTGACGATCCAGGGCAAACCGATGGAAGCTGCAGGCAAACTGCTGATCAGCACAGAGGGCTGCCCCAGGGGGCGCTGGGCAGCGACATCACCTGACAGTCAGCAGGGGCCTGCCCCGATTGGTGATGCGTCTGGGCGCTGACACATTTGCCCAGCAGCGTACCAGGCGAGTGCAAAGAGCTTCGTACCCTGCCTGATTGAGATGGTAACCGTCAACATCGCTGTAGTAGCTGCCGGCGCTGAGCTGCGCAGAGCTGATGATTTCGTGCTGCTTGAATCCGAAGACTCTGCCAGGGTACAGAGCGCCGAGCTGGGCGAAGGCCTCAGTGCGCAGGCGCTGCTGGATCGGTTCGTTGGTGGTGTTTAGAGCTGGATGATCGCCCCGGAGGCAAAATACCAGATCCTGCGCCGGCAGCCCGTAGGATGTCCAGGCAGCGGTTACGAAATCGATCAGCTGCTTGCAGTTTTCCACATACGCTGCAGAGCTGTTGCCTGTCTTGCCTGTGATCACGCTGGTATTCGTTTCGCTGGCGCTGTTGCTAGTGTCGCCGATCATCCAGACCATAAAAGGCGCCTGGCCGGCTGCGACTGCTGGCCGGGTGACAACCTGAATCCAGTGCTGGATGGCCTCAGCTGCGACCTGTTCCCCGTCCGTTCTGGTGGTGGTGTATGCCATATCCTCTGTTGACTGACCACCAACGGCCCAAAAAGGCGAGTAGAAAGCACCTGTGCGAGCGTTTGTTTCGAAGACCAGCTGGTAACCCAGATAGACTTCGCCACTGGGCTGATATGTGGCGGTTGGGCCAGCCCATTGCACACGAAACTTCTGATCCCTGGTGGCAGCTGCGAGCGTTCTAGTGGCCCGGGCCATCGTGCTGGGGTCAAGCTCGCCATCTGCGACAGAAATACCAGCATCACCAGAGGCCCAGGACACTGCGACATTCGGAACAGCGCCCTGGATGCAGCGGGGTCTGAGTGAGCCACCACCTTCGGTGCCAGTGCTATACCAGAAATCAGCTGTGAGCGCTGCATTTCTGTTGAAATGCAGGGCAGTGCTGCCATCGGTGGCAAACTCCAGACCACCAGACCTGGCAGCTTCGGACATCGCCGTTGTGCCGATCCAACCCCGTGGCCTGAAATGATTGCTGTAGCTGGTGCCGGTGGTGGCATGCGCCCTGCCTGAGAAGTACTGCAGCCAAAGCGTGTTGTAGGTGGTGGCATCGATGCGATTGGTGGCATCATTCCAACCGCCGTTGGATGTCTGCGGGATGACCGAACCCCGCAGTGGGGTGGCAGAGCTGGCAGCATAGCTGGTGGCCTGATCATCAGCACCAGTGGTGCCGTTGGTGCTGCTCAGGGTATATGGTGCAGCAGCATACTGCTTGATTTTCGCAGCCGGCAGGGCCAGGTGCCAGCCGTAGCTGTAACCGTACCCCCCGAAAAACCCGTTTGAGTTTTCGTGCCCTGTGACCACACAGAGCTGAGATTGCATTTTGAGCCAGGCGCGTTGTGCGACAGCAGGGTTGACGATGCCGACAGCCATGAGGTGTGTCCTTTCAATCGATCAGTCTTTGCCAGAGCAGAGCGCCGATACCAACCACAGCGCTGCCGATCGCAGACCAGGCCCAGGATCTGATGGCATGGTGATCCTGGCGCAGGCCATCAACACCCTGCTCCAGGGCCTTGAGGCGCAGCACCAGACCCCGTTCGGGTTCGCTTTCACCTGTGATGATCTTGCACATCTTGGCCACATCGGCCTTGGTGGCAGCGCTGTCCTGTGCAGCGAGCGCCTGATCCCTGCGGATTTCACCCACCAGCGTGGTGAGCGCTTCCAGCTGTCTTTCTATCTGCATGGCATCACCCTTTCTGCACCGAATCGACCAGGGCCTTGCCTGCATCGCCCTGCCATTCATTCAGCAGATCGGCGTTGGCTGTGATCGCTGCATCGAATGCCGGATCTTTCGACCTGGCCACATCAATGGCAGTGATGACCTTGGTGGCAGCAGCCCTGATGCTGTCAGCTGAGCGCTTGCCCCGGATGCCGATGGCGACACCACCCAGACCGATCAGGCCACCGATCACACCACCAATGGGGCCAAAGCCTTGGCCGGCGCTTTGGGCCACATCGAGCAGGCCTGAAATCGCCTGGCGCTGTTCTTCGATGTCTGCGAGCGCTGCAGCAAAGCCTTCTGCCTGGCGCTGTGTGTCTGCCTGCATCGCTGCGAGCTGGCTGCTGATGCTGGCCTGAACTGATGCCAGGGCGCTGGTGGCTTCTGCATCTGCCTGCTCAAACTCTGCGGCAAGCGCCTGGAGCTGCGTCTGGGCGTCTGCCTGCACCCTGGAGCTGGCGAGCTGGAATGAGCGCTTGGCAGCTGCCCTGCTGTCTTGGCTGCTGCGCTGCGCCTGTTCGAGCTGCAGCTGCAGCTTGGCCTGCTCAGCGACCTGCTGAGCCTGCAGCTGGCGCTGCTGCTGAGCGAGCTGCTGAGCTGTCGCAGGCTTGCCATCGATGGGGCTGGGCGCTTTGAACCAGCTGCTGCAGCCGGCGAGCGTGGCGAGTGTCAAACACAACGGCAGGATGATCGGTGTGCGCATCGGCAGAGCATAACCCGATTGTGGAAATGTGCAGGGATTGTGGAAAGGTGCAGATTGTCAGAAAAACCATCCGGAATGTCTGCAGCAGCTTGCCAGGGCGTGCCGATGTGCTAATGTGTAGCAGAGGGGAACAAAGGGTAGCAGATAAACAGGCCAGCACAGCTGGCAGAAAGGTGACAGATGACAAAGCAAATCGAAACCGTGTATGTGTGGGGTGTGGATCAGGGCCTGATGGCTGGCATGGCTGTGCGCAACAGATCAGTGAGCGCTGCTGAGCTGGCTTCTGGCATGATCCTGGATTTCGAAGCTGATGCCGATGTGCTGCGTGCGCAATCTTTGGAGTGTCGAATGGCCGCTGGCGCAGCCACTGACAGCCAGACTCACCGATTCCTGCGCAATCTGGCCAGAACACTCAATAACGCTGCAGCATCGATGCGATAACTAGGCCAGCACAGCTGGCAGAAAGGCACGAAACATGAAATGCACGAACGCAAAGACATACCGGGGCATTCGTCAGACGATGCGCAACATCAATGGCTGCATCAGGCTGGCAGGCATGGCTGCCGAGCTTGGGAATGAGCAGGGGCGCAAATTGTGTCTGCGGGATGCAGCCCTTGTGGCAGACTGCCTGCGCCAAATGCTGCAGGATGCGATCGATGAAATGCCAGAGCAAAAGCGAACGACGCAGGTAGGGGGTGGCCGATGAACAGCAGCACCGACATTCGAGCAGAGCTGCAGCAGATCATCGCACATGCCAGCGGAACCGACAGCCTGTATCGGCACACCAACCTGCTGGTCACAGATGGCATGCGTGCTGTGGCTGACAGGGGTGGCATGTGGTGGCTGGTCGATGCGATTGCCAGCCACCAGCGCACAGCTGCAAAGCTGTGTGGATCCTTCCAGGTCTGGAATCTTGAGGTGGGGGATGATCGCAAGGCCAGACTGACCTGCACCGATGGGCGTGATGAGGCCTGGTATTGCGTGATTCAGGTGATCGATTGGACGGATTGCCCGCTGGAATCCCTGCGGGTCTATGTCAGCTCAGGTGTGCTGATGCTGCCAGGCGAGTATTGAAACCAAACCGCAGGCATGGCCTGCAGGGGACACCGATGGAAATGGCAGACTGGAGCAGAATAGGTGTGTGCTTTCTGATGTGCCGGCATGGCGATCTGATGCTGTGTGTGGGGCAAGAACAGGGATCGGTGAAGGTGACGATGCAGCGAGCGGCAGCGGATCCAACGCCGCTGTGCAGCTTTCATGTGCGCAGGGACGATTTCGCTGGACATACAGAGCATCAAGAGCTGCTGGCAGAGCGCCTGATGCAGGTGTGCGAAAGGCTGATTCCAGGATCGATCTGCACACCGGAACACATCGACCAGAGCGCCAAGGCGCTGGGCTGCATGATCGCAGCCATGCTGTGCGCTGGGGCGATCGCTGACATCGAAGAAAAACATGCGGAATGATTGCAGGCCCTTGCTATGGTGTGGCGATATGTGTAGCATCAGGGAACAGAGGGTAACTTGAAAGGAAGACACAGATGCTGATGGGAAGACGCCAAGAGATGTTTCAGGTGGGCAACATGGTGGCTGCTGTGATGAGGAACCGGACGATGGGTGTCTGGCAGGTCGATCGCAACCACAGCGAAATGCGCTGGACACTGCTGCCAACGGCAGACAGCGGCGCCAGCGCCCTGGTGACGAAAGACCTGCTTGGGAAAGGCTGCAGGGTGCGAGTGAGCATGCGTGACATCGTGCAGCATGATGTGCGGGTTCCTGACACTGATGCTGCCTGGCAGACCGCAGAAAACCTGCTGGTCAATGTGATGCTTCAGGACTGAGCGCCAAAGGCGCAGAAGGGATGGATGCGATGCGACATATCGAAGACCGGATCAATGGGATGGCAGAGCCTGCACAGAGTGTGTGCAGGGCGGCGCTGGTGGCATGTTTCCTGATCATGGTGATCGGGATGGCCTGGCTGAGTTTCTTTCTCTGAGGTGATCGATGCGACAGCACAACAGACTTACAGAACGGCAGAGGGTGGCGCTGGTGGCCTGGCTGCTGCCCAGGGCAGCACAGTGGGGCAGACTGTGGAGGCACGAAGCCGCAGCTGTGGTGAATCGTGATTCCAAACTGCCATTCCAGGTGACTGTGCGACATCTGGAAAAGGTCGAAGATATGCTGCGTGATGCACCGGATGGCTGCAGGGTGGTCTTCCGCAAACCGCTGCCGAAGGCCACATCGGTGGGCCAGCAGGCAGATGATCTGGAGCGCAGGGTGAGCAGACTGGAGGCCCAGCTGGCCAAACTGCTGGAGCGCCTGGCTGAGCAGCAAGATGCTGCGGATCTATTCCGGCAGGATGAGGCAGAAACCTGAGCGCTGCGTGGCGCTTGCCCGATGGCTGTGCCCGAGCGCAGCCAGAGGGCCTGCACCAGGCAGCATCGAAAGGAACTGAACGATGAGCGATGAGCAGACCATCAGAGTGCTGGCACAGTTTGCATCAGCAGCCAGGCTTTTTATTCTGGCCACCGATGAAGATGACAGGCTTGAGGTCAGCATGGCTGAGTATCTGAGGAGGGGGAAAAGACTAAGGGCAGCGCATCGTGCGCTGCTCAAATGCCCTGCAGCTGTGCAGGCGATCAGAGCAGAGGAAACGAAAGGAAGATGAAGATGACAGCGAGCATACTAGATTGCACACCGGATGAGTATCGGGCCATCAAAGCAGCCAATTTCAGCACCCTGAAGCATGCCCTGAAATCGGCGCTGCACATGAAGGCAGCGATGGATGCCCCGCAGCGTGAGCAGAACGCCGGCATGATCCTGGGCAGCCTGACTGATACCCTGATCTTCACACCAGAGCAGATGCCCAGCAGGTTTCTGATCGTGGAAAAGATCGACCGTAGAACCAAAGAGGGCAAGGCCCTGGTGGAGCAGGCAGAGGCGCAGCGCCTGGTAATCATCGATCACGAAACGCTGCATCAGGCAATGGACATCTGCAGAGCTGTCCAGGCATCGAAGACCGCAGCAGCGATGCTGAGGGCCAAAGCGTACCAGCGAGCGCTGCGCTGGACAGATGAGGACACCGGCGTTGGATGCAAGGCGCTGCTTGACAGCGTGGCACCAGGCGTGCTGATCTGCGATTTCAAGACCACCAGCAGCGGCGCCGGCTGGCGTGATTTCCAGCGCACAGTGGCAAACTTTCATTACCACATGCAGGCGGCCTTTTATGTCGATGGCTGGGCTGCCTGCGCTGGTGAGGTGCTGCCCTATACCTTCATCGTGGCAGAGTCTACAGCGCCACATGGTGTGGCTGTGTATCGGCTGGATGATGAGGCGATCGAAACCGGACGCAGACTCTACAAGAGCTGCCTGCGATTGTGGGCAGACTGTCAGGTTAGTGGTGTCTGGCCAGGCTATCCCGATGAACTGAGTACGCTGGAGCTGCCCAAGTGGGCACAGCTGGCACCTGTGCCGGCTGCAGACTCTTATGGCGCTGAGCCTTTCTGATCCTGACAGAGGCCTTGGACAGGGGAGCTGCAGCAGCAGCTGGGTGGTGCGTCTGCGTTGGTCGAAAGACCAGCGCAGGCAGTCGGTGGCGAGTGCTGCCACAGGCATCTGCGCCTGGCCTATATGGCACATAGCAGGCAAACAACAGGAAGGTGAGCGCATGGAACCCAGACGGAAGACCGGATCGGTGACGAAGCAGGCTTCTCTGCCCGATATGGCAGACATCGATCGTGCTATTGATCGTGCAGAGCCTGTGACAGCGCCGGCAGAGGCTCAGGATCAGCAGGCGATAGTGATCGCAGGGCAGGCAGCTGCTGTGGCAGGGGGGCAGACGCTGGCTGTCGATGTGATCGATCGCAGCCCCAGGATTCGTGAGGGCCTGGTGGTGCTGGAAACGATGAAAGAGCTGACCAGCATGGTGCGCCACTACATGCGGGCAGGCATGGTGCCAAGAGGCCTGGAGGGGCGCAGCCAGCAGGAAACCGAAAGCAGGGTAGCTGTGGCCATTGAGTACGGCATGGCGCTGGGCTTTACCAGCCTGCAGAGCATGGCACAGGTCTGCATCGTCAACAACAGGCCATCGCTGTGGGGCGATGCGCTAATGAGTCTTTGCCTGAAACATCCTGCCTGGGCTGGGCAAAAGGTGGAGTACGCCGGCACAGGTGATGCACGAACCTGCACCTATACCTGCTTCCGTCTGGTGGCAGGTGAGCGCATGCCCTACAGCGTGACATTCGGGGCAGCAGATGCGAAGCGTGCAGGCCTGTGGGGAAAGCCTGGGCCGTGGTCGCTGTATCCTGATCGCATGATGCTGGCCAGGGCCAGAGCCTTTGCCCTGCGTGACAGCTTCCCTGATGCCCTGCAGGGTGCCATCGGTGTGGAGGAGCTAGAAGGTAGCAGCCAGGCGACGGATGCCACAGAGGCGCTGCAGGCCAAACTGGATCTAGGAAGAGAGGGCTGAGATGTCCTGGATCAAGATGAGAACCAACCTGGCGAGTGATCCCCGGGTTCTGATGCTGAGCCAGCAGCTGCAGGTGCATCGTGCGCAGGTGATCGGTGGCCTGTTCATGCTGTGGGCCATCGCAGACCAGCACAGCGAAGATGGCAGCCTGCCGGGCTACACCGCTGCTGTGGTGGATGAGATGGTTGGCATGCCAGGCTTCAGCAAAGCGCTGGCAGCGCCCTGGCCGGGCTGGCTGGTGATCCTGAGCGATGGCGTCTGTATCGAGAGGTTCGACGAACATAACGCTGCGAGCGCAAAGCAGCGAGCGCAGGCAGCTGTGAGGGCGTCACGCTCGCGTCACGCTGACAGCGTGACGGATGTGCAGCAGGGGCATCACGCTCGCAGCGTGACAGAAACGCGCTCAGAGAAGAGAAGAGAAGAGAAGAAACATCATCAGACAGACGAAACCGCTGCTGATGCTGATGGGCAGCAGATCAGCATCACCAGCAGGGCACAGATCCTGGCCTGGGCTGCGCAGCAGGCCAAGCGTCCGGAATGGCTGCCAGAGGGGAAAGGTTGGATCGATCAGGCCACCTGGGCCAAACTCGCAGAGGCAAGCCCTGACATCACGCAGGCAGACTTTGATCGGGTGATGAGGCAGGCAAGAGCCAGCGCCAGGCAGCTAAAGAACCCGGCAGGCTATGTGCTCAAAAAGTTAGCAGAAGCGCAGCAAATAGGTGCAGAGCAGCGGAAAACAGGGTAAGATCAGGCAGGAAGGTGCAAACATGCGGACAAAGACCAGAAAACAGACCAAAGACGCCCTGGCGCAGCAAATCCTGCAGCAGGTGCTGCAGCAGACAGGATTCGGGCCTGGCGTGCTGGCCGGCGATCGATCGCCAGGCAATGTGGCTGCCAGGAACCAGATCACAGCACGAATGAGGGCCTGCGTGCATCCTGAGTGCGCTCAGCTGAGCCTGCGCAGGATCGGCAGCCTGCTGGGCATCGATGCCAGCGTTGTCAGGTGGCGCATCAAGAACGCTCAGCCTGAGTGGCTGCAGCCCTGGCATTTCGGGGGTGCAGCGTGATCGATCCCGAAAATGGCAACGAAGCGGTGCGATACCTGAGCATGCAGGTGCGAGCGCAGGCCAAACTGCTGGAGCTTCTGCGCCTGATGGCAAACGAGTGTTACCTGGCCAGGCAGCAGGCCCAAGATCCGCAGCCGGATCGGGCTGCAGCGCTGAACGCAGCCCAGAGGGCAGTGGATGAGGCGATTGATCGGCCAGACAGCCAGGAAGCCTGAGCATGCCAAAGAAACAGCGCAGGATCGCAGCGGCAGCGGCAGATCACATTGCCGATCTTGACGCTGCGCCTGGTGCTGTTGCATGGCACAGGCGAGCTGATCTGCGCTTGCCTTGGCCACCCAGTGCCAACAGATTCTGGCGCAGCCTGCATCGACTCAACAGGGTTGTAATCAGTGCTGAGGGGCGCAGCTACATCGACCATGTGCAGCAGATGGTGACACAGCAGCGCCAGCTTGGCAATCTGATCGGTGACACCCTGACAGGCAGGCTGCGGGTTTCGATCGTGGCGATGCCACCAGACAGGCGCCGGCGTGACCTGGACAACATCCTAAAAGTGCTGCTGGACAGCCTGACCAAAGCAGGCGTCTGGGCAGACGATTCACAGATTGACGCCCTGGAGCTGCACCGGGCTGCGATCATCACCCCGGCAGCAGTCTTGGTGGCGATCGATGAAGCTAGGGCCAAGGCAGGGCAACCCATATGCCAGCCGAAGCTTGACCGAAACAGCAGCGCTGATGGGGCTGAATCGTGAGCAGGCTAGGAATCTGGAGCAGCAGGCCTTTCGCAAACTGGCAGAGGGCCTGCGTGATGCCATCCTGAGCGAGCCTGTGCTGCGTGATCAGTACGGGCATCTTGTGGAGGGCTGGCAGGCTGATGATTTGGTGATCGATGACCCAGATGAAGAGGAGCAGATAGAATGAGCGAGCAAGCAGAGCAGGCGCTGGCGACACCAGACGCAGACCCCAGCCCCAGGGGGCAGGGGGGCACCCCGTACATCGCAGATCAGCTGCAGCACCTGGCCTTGCCGATCGACAGCCTGCATCCTGACCCAGCGAACGCCAGGATGCACAGCCAGACGAACCTGGATGCGATCAAAGCGAGCCTGGCCAGGTGGGGCCAACGGGCGCCGATCGTGGTGCAGAGGCAGGGCATGATCGTGCGAGCTGGCAACGGGCGCCTGGCCGCAGCCAAAGCGCTGGGCTGGTCGAAGATCGCTGCGCTGGTGGTCGATGACAGCAGCATTGAGGCAGTGGCCTATGCCATCGCAGACAACAGGACAGCAGAGCTGGCCGAATGGAATGATGAGGTGCTGGCGCAGCTGCTGCAAAGCCTGCCTGATGAGGCGCTGCCTGATACCGGTTTCGATGCTGCCGATGTCGCAGAGCTGCTGGATGATCTGACACCAGCCAACGCCGGCGCAGGCAACCTGTCAGCTCGATTCCTGGCACCACCATTTTCGGTGCTGGATGCCAGACAGGGCTGGTGGCAGGATCGGAAGCGAGCCTGGATCGGGCTTGGTATCCGCAGCGAGCTTGGCCGGGCTGAGAATGTGGCCGGCGCAGCCGGATCGGCGCAGACGATGGGCACCATCGGTGGGCAGGGCGCCAGCCTGGGCCAGGGCCTGCAGGCCAAGCGTGGCGCAGATGGGAAGCTGGTGTATGTTCCGATCAAGCGCAGGGCAAGTGCTGAGGATGTGGGGTATGGCAGCCATGCTTCTGCACAAGCATCTGCGACCGGAACAAGCATCTTCGATCCCGTGCTGGCTGAGCTGGCAGTGCGTTGGTTCAGTCCTGAGCGTGGCGTGGTGCTGGATCCCTTTGCCGGCGGCAGTGTGCGTGGTGTGGTGAGCGCAGTGCTGGGGCGCAGCTATGTTGGGTGTGACCTGCGTGGTGAGCAGGTGGAGGCAAACCGGCAGCAGTGGCAGACGATCAGTGCTAGGGCAGCGCAGCAGGGTGTGCCCAGGCCTGTGGTGACTGATCCCGATGAGCTGACCCCGGTGCAGCAGATCGGTGACTGGTGGTTTAAGCGTGACGATGCGTTTCAGGTCGATGGGGTGTGTGGTGGCAAGGTGCGTAGCTGCCTGACACTGGCCAAACGAGCGCCGGCACAGTGCGCAGGTCTGGTGACAGCTGGCAGCCGGGCCAGCCCGCAGGTCAACATCGTGGCGCATGTTGCCAGGGCCCTGGGCCTGGGCTGTAGAGCGCACACCCCAGAGGGCGAGCTTTCGCCAGAGGTGCAGGCAGCGCAGGATGCTGGCGCTGAAATCGTGCAGCACCGGGCAGGCTACAACACTGTGATCACGAAGCGAGCTGCGGACGATGCAGCTGAAAGCGGATGGCTGGAAATCCCGTTTGGCATGGAATGCCCAGAGGCTGTGGCGCACACCAGGCGACAGGTGGCGAACCTGCCGACAGAATGCAAGCGCCTGGTGGTGCCATGCGGGTCAGGGATGAGTCTGGCCGGCATCCTGTGGGGTCTGCTCGATACAGGGCGCCAGGACATTGAGGTTGTGGCTGTTCAGGTCAACGCCGATCCTGCTGAGCGCCTGGACAGATATGCCCCAGCGCAGTGGAGGCAGATGGTGCAGCTGGTGCCCAGTGGCACCGATTACCATGAGCCGGCACAGCATTGCGTTTTCGCTGGCGTGCAGCTGGATCCGATATATGAAGCCAAGTGCGTCCCGCACATGAAACCAGGCAGCCTGCTGTGGGTGGTGGGCATCAGGCAGACAGCAGCAGCGATGTCCGGCGCCAGCAGCATCAGCATCAGTGGCAGCTGCCCTGCACCGGTCTGGCACCAGGGTGACAGCTGCAACATCCGCAGCATCTGCGCTGGCGTGCAGGCTGATATGCTGCTGACCTGCCCACCCTATGCCGACCTTGAGGTTTACAGCGATGACCCTGCAGACATCAGTGGCATGGAATACCCTGAGTTTCTGACAGCCTACCGGCGCATCATCGCAGAGGCCTGCAGCCTGCTGCGTGATCACACTTTTGCTGTGTGCGTTGTGGGTGAGGTGCGTGATCCTGCTGGCCACTATCGTGACTTCGTAGGTGACACAGTGCAGGCGTTTCGAGATGCAGGCCTGCAGTTTTACAATGAGGGCATCCTGGTGACACCATGCGGCAGCCTGGCGCTGCGAGCTGGCAAGGCTTTCAGTGCCAGCAGGAAGCTGGGCAAGAGCCACCAGAATGTGCTGGTGTTTGTCAAAGGTGATTTCAAGCAGGCGGTGCAGCGCTGTGGTGAGGTCGATGTGGAGCTGGGCGCTGAGGCCCTGGGCGCTGAGGCAGAGGGCCAGGCCTGAGATATGCTGACTGGCAGCCAGGTGCTATATGTCAGACCCCAACCCGCTGGTTGACCAGATCGTTGACGGCACCCACACCAGGGCCAATGTGGCCATCGTGTGCCAGCGTCTGCACGAGCTGGGCGCTAAGGGTGTGCCGGTACCGCAGCAGCTGCTGGAGGCGCTGCCACATGTGGTGGCAAAGCTGCTGAAATCGGACAGCCCCAGGATCCAGAACGCCGGCGCAAAGCTGGCGCTGGCGATGGTGAAACACAACCTGGATCTGGTGCAGGTGGCTGACCGGATCGCCCGAGCTGATGCCCAGCCAGAGGGAGCAGCACAGCAGCTGCCTGTGAAGTTCATCCGGGGCATCGATCCGGAGGCGCTGCTTTGAAACCAGAGCAGATCGATGTGGAGCTGCGTGGTGGGCCTTTGGATGGCGAGCGTTTGACGATGCCCAGGGCGCTGCAATATTGGGCTGCTGTGGGTGACAAATGGGCTGTGTATATCGTGCGTGATGGGTGCCACAGCGTGCTGCATTATCAGGGCATGATTCGTGAGGCAGACGATGAATGACATACCTGGTGCTGCGTCTGAGTTTGCGCCAGTGGGCGCACATCGGCGCCTTTGGGCAACCCGATCACCCAGGGTGCTGGTGGAGGGCCCAGCCGGCACAGGCAAAACCCGCAACGAGCTGGAGCGTATCGATGCGCTTGCTAGGCTTTGGCCAGGCAGCCGGCATCTGGTGTGTCGAAAGACCAGGGCCAGCCTGAGCGAATCGGTGCTTGTGACCTGGGAAAGGGATGTTCATCGGGACAGCATGCAGGTCTTTGGCTGGGTGCGCCGATCGAATCGAGAGGCGTACCACTACCCCAATGGCAGCACAGTGGTCTGTGGTGGGCTGGACAAACCAGAGAAAACCTATTCCGCTGAGTACGATACGATCACGGTCTTCGAAGCGCTCGAAACCACCGAGAACGAAATTGAGCAGCTGCTGCGAGCGCTGCGCAGCGGCAAGATGCCCTGGCAGCAGCTGGTGTGCGACTGCAACCCCGGATCAGAGCGCCACTGGTTGAATGAGCGTGCCAGCAGGGGATGGTTCGAGCGCATTACCACCAGGCTGACAGACAACCCCAGATTCTACAGCGCCGGACAGCTGACCAGAGATGGCCAGAGCTTCATGCAGAGCCTGGAAGCACTGTCAGGACATCGCAGGGCCAGGCTGCTGGAGGGGCGCTGGTGCAGCGCTGAGGGTGTGGTTTATCCTGAGTTTGATACCGCAGTGCATGTGATCGATCAGATGCCAGCTGGCTGGCAGCAGTGGCCGAAGATCCGCAGCATCGACTTCGGATACAACGATCCTTTCGTGTGCCAGTGGTGGGCTGATTCAGGTGAGGCGCTGTACCTGTATCGGGAGGTTTATATGAGCGCCAGGCTGGTGGAGGATCATGCCAGGATCATCACAGAGCTGAGCGCCGGCGAAGACTACACCAGCACCGTGGCAGACCATGATCGTGAGGATCGGGAAACTCTGCACAGGCGTGGCATCTATACCGTGCCAGCGCAGAAAGACATCGACACCGGGATTGCAGCAGTGCGCAGCCGGCTGCGAGTGCAGACCGATGGCAGGCCCAGGCTATATGTGCTGAGGCATGCGCTGGTGGAGGCAGATAGAAAGCTGGCAGCTGCACACAGGCCATGCAGCACCCTGGAGGAGTTCCACAGATACATTTGGCAGCAGGCCAGGGATGGCATGGTTCGTGATCTGCCACAGGACAAAGACAATCACGGAATGGATGCGATGCGGTACGCTGTGCAGGCGATCGACAGCAGCGCAGCAGGCGGCAGTTATATTGCGCAGGTCGAATGGTGAGGTGAAATATGGGCTGGATCGACTGGCTGGCAGGCAAAGCTGCGAAGCGTGAGCCTACTGAAATGGATTCCAAATACACCGCAGCCAGCATCAGGCTGGGTGAGGAGCAAGCAGCCTGGTCTGCCACAGCTGTCAATCAGGTGGATTTCAACAGGGTGGCCAGAGCGATCCAGGGCAGCATCTGGAATGCCAGCAGCATCATCGCCACTGAGTGCGCCAGCCATCCGCTAAGGCTTTATCGCAGAGCTGGTGCCGGCATGAAGGTGGGCAAGGCTGTGGCGATCGATCGGCGCCAGCAGGCTTTCCTGCAGGGCAAGCGCAGTGGCATGCGACTGACAGCCAAGATGGTGAGCATGGCGAGTGCTGCCGGTGATGTCCAAGAGGTGACAGACCACCCAGCGCTGCAGCTGCTGGCAGATCCTGACCCGATGACCACAGCCAGCGACTTCCTAACCATGCTGTTCTGGTATCGGGAAACCGCAGGCAAGGCCTATGTCTGGACAGGGCAGCCCACAAAGGCAGGGCCATCCGGGCTGTATCTGCTGCACCCTCAGTTCACGCAGGCTGTGCTGGATCGATCAAACCTGGTGCGAGCGTACCGGTACGGGCGTGAAACCACCAGCATCCTGGAGGTGCCGGCTGAGCAGGTGATCTTCAGCCCTTACCAGCGTGATCCTTTCAGGCCCTGGGAAGGCATCAGCTGGCTGCACAGCGTCGAGCATTACGCTGATGCAGAGAACGCAGCCCTGGTGACAGAGGTGCAGCGATGGAAGAATGCGGGGCAGCCGGGGTTCATCCTGCGGGTTCCGATGACCTACACCGATCAGCAGATGAAGCAGGCAGAGGCAGCGCTGCGCAGCAAGGGTGGGCCATTCGCTGCAGGCAGGGCGCTGATCATCCGAGATGCTGAGCTGGTGCAGAGCGCCAGCAAGACGCACGAGATGGGTTATGTCGCTGGCCTAGAGCAGAGCGAGCGAGCGATATACAGGGCAGCCGGCATCCCGGAGGCTATCTGGAAACTGAACGATAGCAATCTGGCAGGTGCCAAACTGGGTGAGCGTCTGCTAACCAGAGCCTGCATGAAGCGCATGTGCAGAGTGGCAGAGGATCTGACAGCCTACCTGCTGCCGATGTTTGGTGAGGAGCCAGGCGACCTGTGGTTTGCCTACGAAGATCCAGACCTGGAAGACCAGCAGATTGAGGCAGCGGTAATGGCGCAGGCCTTCACTGCCGGCGTGATCGATGCAGACGAATATCGAAAGGTTCTGTACCTGCCACCCAGAGCTGTGCGCCAGGGGCAGCAGATGGCCACACAGCTGCAGGCAGAGGCAGAGGCATCAGCAGAGAGGCTGGACATTGGCGCAGCGCTTGGGGCATCTAATGCCAACGCTGAGGCAGAGGCACCCAGTGTGGACATCGAAGAAAGCGAGCTGCCAGAGGCAGGCGCAGCAGCTGAGGCAGAAGCGCCAAGCATCGATGTGACAGAAGGCGAGCTGGAGGGTGAGCAAATGGGTGCGATGACACCAGAGCAGCTGACAGCGCTGCAGGCAATCGTGAGCGATGTGGTGGGTGGTGGTCTGCCGGCTGCGAGTGGGCAGGCCCTGGCCAGTGTGGCGTTCCCTGGCATCATGCCAGAGCAGCTGCAGGCGATCTTCGGGCCACTGGCCCAAAGGGAGGTTACAGGTGAGCAGGCAAAAAGCTATCGGCGCAAAGCCAGTGCAGCTGACACTGCAGGTGAGGATCGAACCGCAGCAGAGGCTGGAGGCAGCGGCGCTGTGTCTGGCGCTGGCAGAGAAGACAACGCCCAGGAACAAAGCAGCCCTGCACCGGCTGGCAGCACAGCTGGCAAAACAGACTGTGGATGTGGTGACGAAGGGCCGATGTTGATCACCAAAGAGCTGCCAGAGTTCGTGGCGCCGGAAGAGGCCAGAGCAGAGGCAGAGCAGGGCCTGGCCTGGCGTGAGGAGTTCGGCAGAGGTGGCACGATGGTGGGTGTGGCCAGGGCCAGGGACATTATGAATGGCCGGACGATCAGCCCCGAAACGATCATGCGAATCGTGAGCTACTTCGCCAGGCATGAAATCGACAAACAAGGTGAGGGCTGGCGTGAGGGTGAAGACGGATACCCAAGCGCTGGCCGAATCGCCTGGGCGCTGTGGGGTGGCGATCCGATGCGTGAGTACGCTGAGCAGGCAGCTGCGCTGATCGATGCAGAGGAAGAGGCAGCAGCAGAGGCAGCAGCAGCTGAGGCAGACACAGAGGCAGAGGCTAAGGCTGATCCTGAGCTGCAGGCTGAGGCCTGCCTGCCTGGTGAAACAGAGGCCTGCACACCGAAGCCAGAGAAGCGCATGCAGGTGGGGCGCTTTGACTGGCAGGGCAAATGCAGCTGCGGCAGCCGGCGCAAAGCTGCGGATCCAGACACTGAGCGCATGCAGCGGACGATGCAGCGCCTGATCGAACGCTGGGGCATCGAGCAGATGAGGCAGGTGCTGGGTGCGCTCAAACCTGATGGCACATTCGATGTCAGCCTGTTCAATCAGCAGGCGCTGCGTGATGTGCTGCAGGACACCATCAGCGAAGCGTTTGCTGAGGGCAGCCAGGCGTTCTTCGATGCCCAGGGCAAGCCGGGCCAGGCTGCGCTGGAGGGCGATGCTGCGCTGAAATATGTGCAGCGCTACAACTTCGACCTGGTGCAGGGCGTGACAGATACGATGGCAGAGCAGCTGCGGACGGTGATCGGCAAAGAGCTGGAGGCTGGCACCACTGTCAACCAGATGGCTGAAAAGCTGTCTGCTGATGTGGACAACATCAGCCTGCAGCGAGCGGAAACGATCGCCAGAACGGAAACCAGCCGGGCCATCCAGCATGGAAGCCTGGCACAGGCTGAGGAGCTGGGGTACCGGTACAAGAGCTGGCTGCTGTCTGGCAACTTTTGCGGGCTGTGTGAGGGGGCCAGCAGGGCGCTGAAGGGCCAGCAGACGAAACTGAAAGATCCTTTCTTTACAGCAGGGCAGATGATCCAGGGCACCGATGGTGTGTTGTATACGCTGAGCAGGCCTGTGATGGTGGCGAGCGACATACACCCCAACTGCGGATGCACCACCATTGAGGAGTTTGGCGATGACTGAGGCGATGACTGAGGCGCAGGCGCTGGCCTGGGAACGGCTGTGTCGCAAACACTACAGGCTTTACAAGCGTGGCACCCTGCGCATGAAGGGGCCAGCTGATATGTCTGGCATGCTGGTCGATGTGCCGGCTGACCAGCCCACACAGATCAGAGCCTGGGCGACCACTACCGCAGTGGATCTTGAGGGTGATGTGGTGCTGCCATCTGGAATGGATCCAGCGTATTTCAGGCTGAACAAGACCCTATTCGTGGATCACGAATATACAGCCATGAGCGCTGTGGGCAAACTCCGGAACATCATCAGCAAGCCCGAAGGCATCATCGTGGAATCCGTGCTGATCGACAACCCAGCCAACCCGCTGGTGGCGCAGGTGCGAGCGCTGGCCGCAGCCGGCAACATCGGACAGAGCATCGGTTTTGAAGCTGTGGACTACGGGCCACCCAGCGCAGATGAGCAGGCCAGGTTCCCTGGCGCCAGGATGATCCATCGAAACTGGAAGCTGCTGGAGGTGAGCTACACCGCATTCCCGATGAACGGCACAGCGCAGAGCGATCTGACACCAGCGGCGACAGCAGAACCAAAAACGATCGTTATCATCTGAGCAGCAGCGATGCCGATCAGCCCAACTCCAGCCCACATGTGTGCGCTGAGTTCGTCTGAGCCACAGCGCAAGAGGAGGTTTCCAGTGCAGTGGAAATCAATCATCACAGCCATGCAGGCTGAAGGCTACACCGGCGCTGAGGACGATGTGGGCGCTGTGCAGGCCTTTGCAAAAACCAACAACATCGTGATCAAACACCAGGGCCAGACCATCGACCTGGCAGCATGTGCTGCTGCGTCACAGGCCCAGAGGACAAACATGGAACAGGCGAACAAGATTCAAGAATTGCAGGATGAGCTGGCTCGGGTCAAATCCCGTTCAGCCAGCGCTGAGGCGATGTCTGGCGTGATCGGCGCAGAGGCTGCACCGCAGACCTTTGCGATCGGCAACGCCCAGCGCAAAGCCTACGATAAGAAAGCCAAGAGCGGGCGTGATTTCGCTGGGCGCAAGCAGACGAGCTTTGCCACATCAGATGAGGCAGAGCTTTTCGGTGCCTGGTACAAGAGCGTTACCATGCCGGCGACCCTGAAGGCCGATGAGCGCAGCCTGCTTGCCAAGGCCAACATCACCAGCAACATCAGCTCCGGTGGTGCGACTGTCCCGGACATCTTCATTCCCAGCCTGATCGAGCTGAAAGAATTGCGTGGCGCAGCCCGACAGGTGATGGATGTGCAGACTGTCGGCAGCGATGTGGTGCAGTTCCCCCGGCGCACAGGTGGCGTGACTGTTTATTGGGCTGGTGAGGCCGGCAGCATCACTGCCAGCGATGTCGCCACCAATGTGGTGCAGGTGATCGCCAACAAGATGACTGCGCTTACCTATGTCTCGAATGAGCTGGTGAACGACAGCGCCATCAATTTCGGCGATTTTGTCGCAAGAGAGCATGCGTATGCATTCGCTGACAAAGAGGATGAGGCAGCGTTTAATGGCGATGGAACCAGCACCTACGGCACCCACACCGGGTTCCGCACGAAGCTTTTGACTGATGCGACGGTTGCCAACAACGCCGGCGTGGTGGTGGGCACAGGATCTGCGAGCTACAGCAGCCTTGTCCTGGCAGATTTTGAGGCAGTGGTGGGGCGTCCCCCAGCCTATGTCGATCAGGCCAACCCTGTCTGGGTCTGCCACAAAGAGTTTTATTTCAACACGATGGCCAAGCTGGCGCTGGCGTCAGGTGGCGTGACCAGCATCGAAATCGAGAACGGTATGCGCCAGCAGCTGTTCCTTGGCTATCCGGTGGTCTTCTCGCAGGTGATGCCCCGTATCGCAGCAGCATCGCAAATCTGCTGTCTGTTCGGTGCGTTCAATTTGGCTGCCAAAGCCACTCAGGTGGGTGGTGGCATGACGATCGCCAGCGATGCCAGCGTAGGCTTCGCATCAGATACCACCGCATTCCGTGGCACCAATCGCTTCGGAATCACTGTGCATGACATCGGCAACACCAGCGCCACCGCAGCCAGCCGGATCCCCGGCGCTGTGGTCGGACTCGCAACGGGCGCCTAAAAAACAAAGGAGTTTTAGCAATGCCTCAAGAAATTCAAGGCGCAAAGTTCGTGGTGAGCCTGGCGCCGATCAGCATCAACGGCACCGCTGCGACCACTACGGCAGTGGACTGCAGCGGATACGAAACAGCCACCTTCATCTTCCAGTTCGGCACCATCGCTGCTGACACTGAAAGCCTGAAGCTGACCACCAGCGATGCCAGCGGCAGCGGATATGCTGACATCAGCGGCACCACCCTGACCAACTTCACGGCGACCACTGACAACGGCAAGGCGTCTGCTGTGTCTGTCGATGTGCGCAAGCAGAAGCGATACATCAAGCCTGTGGTGGATCCCGGCGCCGGCGCTACGCTGGTGAGCGTGATCGCTGTGCTGACCCGTGGCGATGTGTCGCCGGTCGATGCGACAACCTACGGGTTGAAGCAGAGTCTGGTAATCGTCTGACATCTTCCTTCCCTGGGCAGGTGCCATCCAGGTACCTGCCTGGTTTTCTCTCTCTCCGGTGCCCCGTGTTGGGCACCTGCCAGTGCCAGCGCCCTGCGCAACAGGGCCTGGCCATTTCAGGTGAGGTGACATATGGCAGCTGGTGTGAAGATGGGTGTGCAAGCGCAGGATGGTGCGATCAGCTACCCTGTGTCAGTGCGTGGGCAGTGGACTGTGGCGCATCGTGATCTGAGTGCCACAGCCGAAACCAGCACAGTGCTGCTGAACCCTGGCACCTATGCCGGCACGAATGTGGTGCCAGTGGAGCTGCCCAGCTGCACCAGGCTGCTGATGCGCCTGAGAACCAAGCTGATTACAGGCGTGACCACCAGCCCGGTGGTTTGCATCTATGGTGGCTGGGGCCCAGCTGCGAGCTACACCCAAAGCACAGGCGTCTTCCTGACTGATGGCAGCATCACCTGGAGCAGACTGGACAACCCTGCTGCTGGCAGCACAGGTGTGACGCTGACCCCCACAACCGCAGGGTATCGTGACACCACATACCGTTATTCGGACATCTACGATATCACTGGCACCGATTTGCTTGGCGCACAGTATCTGCTGGCGCTGACCCAGACAGCCGGCGTGGTGACAGGTGGCACCGATCAGGCAATCGAGCTGCTGGTAATGGCGATCAACTGAGGTGCTGGCATGCCGATCATCACCCTGGCAGAATACAAAACGCATGCTGGCATCACTGGCACCGGCGATGATACCAGGCTGCAGGATGTGATCGATGAGGCCACAGCAGCGCTGCGGAAGGCCTGCTATCGTGACCCTAGTACCGGCTTCGAAGCTGCCACCAGAACCGAAGACTACACCAGCGACAGCGGCGAGCTGCAGCTGCGTGAGTATCCTGTGAGCAGCATCACCAGCATCACCCCGATCCTGTCAGACAACACGCTTGGCACAGCTGTGGATTCATCCCGCTGGCGCCTGGACACCATGCTTGGCATCGTGACTCTGAACGATTCTCAGCAGGGCAGGGTGATCCGGGACGCAGATGCTGATCGTGAGGTGCTGTCTGACTGGAGCTGGTCACCCAGGTGGAACCGTGTTCGGGTGGTCTATGTGACACCAGCGCCGGCTGCCGATGTCAAAGGCGCTGTCAAGCGCATGGTGGATGGCCTGTATGCCAGCATCAGGCGTGACACCAGCATTGCGAGCCAGAGCTTAGGTGGCTGGTCTGTTACCTATGCCAGCCCAGAGGCTGCAGCATCTGCGCAGATGGGCCTGATGCGTTCGCTGCGTGGTGGTGGGGTGCTGTAATGCCATTTGCACCACCATCCAGCATGCCATCCCCGTTCTGGCAGATGCGACAGCTGGCGACCATCACAGTGCGCAGCACCAGCCAAGAGACAGCCGGCAGCTTTGACATCACCAGTGGCAGCACATATACCGTGCCCTGCAATCTGCAGCCGAACAGCAGCAGCGATGCGAGCATTTACAAGCGTGAAACAGGGAGGACGCTATTCAGCTGCTACCTGCTGCCGAAGGCGACAGATGGCACAGCGCTGACCAGTGCCCAGCTGAATCACATCAGCAGCCTGGCGATCGATGGCGTGACATACCAGGTGGATGGTGAGGCGCTGGATCTGTGCAGTCATGGCGTTGTTTATCAGGTCAACTGCAGCAGGGAAACCTGATATGAGCCTGGTGAAACGCTTCGCAGAGTTCGTGCAGGTGACGAAGGCCGCAGCGCTGGCAGGCTACCTGGCTGTTGGCAAGGAAATCGTGATCGACATCCAGCAGCGAGCGCCGAGCCTGGGCAGATTCAAAGCCAGCAGGCCAGGTGCCATGCCGAACCGGCGCAGGCAGAGTGGTGGCCTGTACGGTACCCTTGGCGCTGTCCAAACAGCCACATCGGCGCTGGTGACATCGAGAGTGCGGTATGCTGGCGTTCTGGAGCATGGTGGGGTGATCCGACCGGTGAACAAGCGGATGCTTACCGTCCCGATCAACACCGCTGCCATGCGTTTTTCTGAGCAAAAAGGGCTGCGCAGCCTGCGTGATTATGATTTTAGGCTGATTATTAGCAAGAAAAAGGGCAAAGGCAGGGCGCTTTTGGTGGGTGGTTTCACCCAAAAGTTCCAGTTTTACCGCACAAGCAGAGGCAAGCGCATCGAAGTTCGGGATGAAGGCACACCGGTTTTCGTGCTAAAACCCTGGGTTTATATCGAAAAAAGGCCGTTTTTGAGGCCTGCTTTGGACAGGTTTCGTGGTGAAAAAGCCTGGTTTGCCTGGTCAAGAGTGGTGCAGCGACAGCTGCAGGGCAGGGCTTTCGGGGTGATTCTCAAGGGGCCTATGGCATGAATCCAGCTGTGACAGCCAGAGCGATCCTGACCAGACTGAAGGCCGATGGTACGCTGTGGACAGGCAGCGCATGGGCGTCTGCTTTGGCTGGTGGTGCGAGCTATAACAGGGCCAATCCCAATGGCCTGACATTTCCCTTCCTGGTCTACAGCGTAGATTGGCAGGCGGATCTGAATCTGACTGGCATCGATGGCGAAGTGCGCATTAGCTTCGATGTGTACGATGAGGACACCCAGGGCACCAGCCGGCTGGAGGTGCTGGTTGATCGTTTGCTGGGTGATGCGATGCTGGCGACCGGCAGCCGGACAGCGCCCACATATGGGTTCCACAATCATCTGCTGAGCTTGCCAGCGCTGGGCACCACCAATGTGCAGGGCGCTGTGGCCAGCCATCTGAGCGTTCAGACGACAGGCATCATGCCTGCCGATACACTGCAGGCAAATATGGCCACCCTGGTATTCACAGGCCGGGTGGCGAATCAGGCTGTGAATGTTTGAGGAGGCTGACCTATGGGCGTTCCGGTGACAGGATCGGTGGCAGTTGTGAGCGCTACCGGTGGCGATGTGGCGGCGTTGTTCACAGCGCTCAGAGTGTCTGAGATGTCAGTGGCGCTGGATGTCGATGAGTTCGATGTGACAGAGCTGGTAAATACCGCAGCAGCTGTGGAAAACCTGACTGGCCTGATGTCTGGCACAGCGAGCTTTTCGGGGTTCTATCCAAAGAGCAGCCCCAGAGTAGGCAACGCCGGCCTGGTGACGATCACAGACGGATACACCCAATATGTGACGGACTGGAAGCTTGATTACGATTTCGGCGAGCAGGACATCACCAGTTTCAACGCCACCGATCCGGAGTTCAAGACCTACATGCCATCGGGCATCTACCGGTGGTCTGGCAGCTACAACGCACATGCTGTCAACGATACGAAGGTGACCCTGCCACTCAGCCCGAACAGCCTGGGCAAGGCTGCTACCTTCGCCCTGACTGACACCAAGAGCCTGGCCGGCAATATCATCACCAGACAGCTAGGGCATGCGGTGCGCAAACAAGAAAAGCAGGTGCTGGCATACAGCTTCACAGGATCGGGCAGCTGCACAGAGGCAGGCGCTGGCACAGCGATCAGAGGCAACGGAGCCTGGACAGGCGCCAGCTTTGATCTGGCTGCTGGCACACCGAACATCACATTCACCACATACACTGGGCGCACATACACCGCCAACTGCTACCTGCGCAGCCTGAGCATTGAGTGCGCTGTGAGCCAGGTAATCAAGATCAGTGGCCAGCTGCGCTTCTTCGGAACCATAGCATCAGCATGAGGTGACGGATGAGCCAGGCAGGTGGCGGATCGCTGGCCAAGGGCCTGATCGAAATCACAGGCAATGTGGCGCCATTGGAGGCCAGCCTAAAACAGGCTGAGGGCAGCGTACAGGCGAGCCTGGGCAGGATGCAGGCGCAGGTGGCTGCTGGTGGTGCTGCGCCTGGTGGGCGACCGCAGACCGCAACAGACCAGGCAGCGGGCATGGCAGCAGCAGCAGCTGCCAGTGGGCGTTTCAATCAGACACTGGGCGATCAGGCTGCGAAGGCCAAGGCTGCGCAATCTGGCGTGGCAGGCCTGACCCAGAGCATCACCACAGCCACAGCTGGGTTCCGTGGCATCGTTGGAGCAGTGCAAAGCACCATCGGTGCGATCACAGCAGCGCTGGGCTGGATCGGTCTGATCACCACAGCGGTGACCTTCCTAATCGAAAAGTTGAAAGAGCGCAGCCGGGTTGAGGCAGAGGGGCGCCAGGATCTGCTGCGCCTGGCCGCAGAGGGTGCAGCGCTGGACAAGCAGCGCCTGATCGACAGGACGCAGGGAATCGAGCGAGAAATCAGGCAGCTGGACGATGCCTATCAGAAGCGCATCGATGACATCAACAGAGTTTATAACGCTGAGCTGGAGGCTGCAGCGAAATTGCCAGAGGCCAAACAACAGGCAGAGCGTGACGCAGCGAAACAGAGGGCAACGGATCGGGCAGCAGACGCCCGGCAGCAGTATCGTGAAGAGCTGGACACCATCAAACGAAACGCCGATGAGCAGGTGCGACAGACAGAGCGGACAGAGGCCCAGAAGAATCGAGAGCTCGAAAAGCAGCTGATGGGCCCCAGGGAGCGCATGCTGGCAGACTACGAAGACAAAAAGGCTGCCATCGAAGATGCGATGCGCAAAAACGCTGGCAACAAAGACGCAGCGAATCTCAACAAAATCCACCAGGAAAGGCTGCGTCTGCTGAAGCAGCAGCTGGATCAAGAGCTGAAAGACCTAGACGATAAGAAAGCCAAAGAGGATGAGGCGACCAGGCTGCAGGCCAGACAGCAGGCAGAGGCCTTTGCTGAGGCACAGCGTGCAGCCTTTGCGGGTCTGCGTGACGAAATCAACAGCCTATACAGCACGAATCAGCTGGAGGTGGGCATTGGCCGGGTGGCGCAGCTGATGGAAGTGCTGATTTCCAAGACCGGAGTGGAGCGCTGATATGGCAACCATCGCAGAGCTGATCGACCAGCGCAACCTTTCAGAGGATACGAACAAGACGATGGCCGGCAGGCGAGTCTTTCGAGTGCTGGAGGCCAGCAACGAAGCGGCAGCTGTGGCAGCCTTCTATGCTGATGCCAGCACACAGGTCTTCCCAGGTGTACCCAAGCTCGAATTGGACAGGATCGACATCCAGCCCAGAGCAGGCAATAGGCTGTTCGTCGTCACAGCCACATACAGCACAGCTGACATCGGAAAGTTCAGGGTGCTGGAGGCACCAGAAGAGCAGCGTGATGATCCGTTCTTCGGCTGGGCCTATCGCAAGGAAACCGTCAAAATCCCGTTCATGTTCCAGCAGCGCATGGTGACCAGATCCGGATCGGTGCAGGCGATCAAAGAGGTTTTCAGTGTAAAGACAATGGACATCAGGGAGAGCAGGATCGTCCGCAGCCTAAAGGTCAAATACGAAGGCAGCACCAGGGATCTGGATCAGATAGCTGCACAGGATCGAAAGCTTCACAGCATCAGGGGTGCGCTGATGCTGTTTATCGGTGCAGATGTGCAGCAGGATCCGGCAGACCAGCGCAAGTTTTCGATCACCTACAACTGGGAAGTGGACATCGGCACCAGAATGGTGGCGACAGATACCACCCCGGTGCTGGTCTATGGCACATCGCAGACCCTGCCGATTGCGCCAGGCACACAGATGCGGAAGGGCATCGTGATGGGTGCCAGGATGACCATCGGTGACTCTCTTTTTACCACAGGGTACATCGTGGTGCGCCCTGCATTTCATGTGCTGGATGTGATCCAGGGCGAGAACGAAGAAAGGCCACCCAGAGCTGTGG